GTAGGGGTTGTAGAGGCATTTTTTGATCTCTCTCGCTAGTAAAGGCTTTTTTTTTGTAATTTTTTACCAAAATGATCAGAAAATCTGTGTATCATTTTAAGTCTTGGTTTAGAGTTATTTGAGAGATCAGATAGCAAAAATCCTCAGAGTGGTTGAAGCTCTAAGGATTTTCTAAACTGGTGTTTGCCCCACCGTTCTGTAGACGATTATACCCTCTCATAACATCTTGGCAAGTATCAGAATACGAAGGTGATATGTCTGTTAATTCGCACTCACACCTAAAAAGAGATTCGGCAAGTATTTCAAGGAGCTGCTGATTGATGTTAGATTAAGAAGGTTTATACTGGTAACCACCTTGAACCGATAAAGAAAATCTAGCGTAGGGTTGCAGAAGGCTGAGTACCGATCATACGGTAGCAATGAACCTTAACTTGTATAGCTGTGATGGTTACAAGCATTGGATGATACTGCGATGAGCTGTAGACTGATGTTAATCTCTAACTTACTTAACTGTGGGTTAGGGATTGATTTGCCTGAACTCACCAACTCCAAACTGCATCCTGATAAGTTAAAAGCTCTTGATCTTTAATGAGCGTTTAGCTCGGCTCTACCAAAAGTCACTCGCTGAAAGCGAAATATAAAGTTAAACCAACTAAAACATTGTACTAATATTGATATAATGTTAACTATTCAATGATTTTTTTTATTATGCCTAAGACAATTTATTACAAATCAATTCCTAGAGAACTTGAACGATTAAAAATTACACAAAAAGAAGCTGCTAAACTGTTAGGATTATCACTTAGTGGTTTTACTTCACGTATAGCATCAAATAAACCTATTACACATTGGATGATCTATGGATTAGCCAACTATTTAGAATCAAATGACAAAAATGTCTAAAACAGAACGAGAACAATCAACTAAAGCACTTAATGATCTAATGATTAAATTAGGTGAAGTTGAAAACTTAAAATTAAAAGAAGAATTAGCTGAAAAAATATTAGCTTTATGTGACCAGTTAAAATCGTCTATGGTGTTAGATAAATACAAAGGTAAATTGTGAAGCAGACAAAAATTACTAAGGCTGCACGAGGTCAAAGATGCACATTAAAATTAGATCAATGCATTAAAAATAATGAGACCACGGTTTTTTGTCACTTGAATAATGGTGCAATGGGAGCTAAATCAAAAGACTCTGATGGTAAAGACGTTGGTTTTTTTGGGTGTCGATATTGTCATGATGTCTATGATGGTAGAATAACACATCCCTGGTACAAACCTGAGTTTGTAGATGAGATGGTAGAGTTTGCAGTTAGATCAACTGATAAAAAATTAAAAGCTATGGGATTAAAATGAGCAATCAAAGTTATAAACGTATATTGCACAGAGACAAACCTAAAGCAGATATTATTGAGAGCCAGGTTAAAACTTTTTTTAGAGATACAGATTGTGAAGAGGCCCTTATAACAATTGCACCAAACAATAAGAGTCGATCTACAAAACAAAACGCATTGTATTGGTCTTGGTTGAGCATACTTCAAGAGACTGGAAACACACAAATGGCACTACATACTTATCTAGCCTCTGAATTTTTAGAGCCTGAGATTGAAGAAGTACAGGGTAGGCCAGTTCTTGTGATAAAATCGACCACACAGTTGTCTGTGAAAGAAATGGGAGAGTATCTGTTACACGTTGAAGAGTTTGCAGATGATATAGGAGTTAACTTACCTCGACCTGAAGACTGGTTAACATTGGTAAATTAATTAGCTAGGGCATTTTTTTTATGGTACTGCGATTAGTGTTGCAAAAATAAGGAGTGTCCTAGACTAATTAGGAGAGAGAATGACTAAAAGTAAAATAGAAAAATTAAAATTTGACAGAGATATGTGGAAAGTTAGGTATGTAGCATTGTGTGAGATGACTGCTGATATATTAAATATTGAAGATGAAGAAGTTAACGAAATAATTAATAGTCAAATTGAAAACTTTGTTACAGAAAATAATCTCTTTAATGAGGAGAAACTAAATGGCTAAGACTGGACTGTATGCAAACATACATGCAAAAAGAAGAAGGATAGAAGCTGGTAGTAAAGAAAAGATGAGAAGGAAAGGTAATAAGAAAAGACCAAGCGCTATGAATTTTAGACAGGCTGCAAAGACTGCAAAGGATCGAGGTATCTAATGGCTAGACCAACTAAGTGGAGTAAAGAACTAGAAGAACAGGCTTATGACTACATTAGAGATTATGGTAACCACGGTCATATGATCCCTAGTATTGAAGGATTAGCTATTGTTTTAGACCTACACAGAGACACTCTATACGATTGGGCCAAGCAAAAAGATAAGAAGTTTTCCGACATATTAGGCAAGATATTACAAATGCAACAGCTTACATTGATTAATGGAGGGTTGTCTAACAAGTTTAATTCAGCTATTACTAAGTTAGTTTTAGGTAAGCATGGCTTCCACGATAAGATGGAACAAGACATAAGTTCTAGTGATGGAAGTATGAAGCCAACAGTTATAGAATTGGTTGGTAAGGTCAATGAGTGAAGTAGCTCAGATAGAATTACCACCTAAATTAGTTCCTGTATTTGAGGGTGAGGCAAGGAGTCGTTTTTCGTTTGGAGGCAGAGGATCAGGAAAAACCAGAAGTTTTGCGTTAATGACAGCAGTTTATGGTTACAGAATGTCTATGGCTGGAAAGCGTGGTCAGATACTTTGCGCTAGAGAGTTTATGAATAGCCTTAGTGAGTCATCATTGGAAGAGATTAAATCTGCAATACTTTCAGTTCCGTGGTTAGCTGACTTCTATGAAATATCAGAGCGTACTATTAAAAGCAGAGATGGTAATATTCAATATACGTTCTCAGGTCTTAGAAGATCATTAGACTCAATTAAATCAAAGGCTCGTATATTGTTGTGTTGGGTAGATGAGGCAGAGGCATTAAGTGGCAGAGCTTACGATGTATTAATACCAACTGTCCGTGAAGTAGACTCAGAAATATGGATAACCTGGAATCCAGAGTCTAAGTATTCAGCAACACATGAAAGATATAGAGCCAATCCACCAAAAGATTCTAAAGGTGTAATGCTTAACTATACAGACAACCCCTGGTTTCCTGATGTCTTAGAACAAACAAGAATAGAAGACAAAGAAAAAAGACCTGATATGTATGAGCATATATGGGAAGGTGGTTATCTTATTTATAGTGAAGGTGCTTACTATGCAGCAGAAATGCGAAGAGCAAGAGATGAGGATCGGATAACTAATGTAGGTTATGACAGAGGTAAAGGCGTTGTAACCAGTTGGGATTTAGGCGTAGGTGATTCAACTGCCATATGGTTTGCACAGTTTATTGGCACAGAAGTACATCTAATAGATTACTATGAGGCATCAGGTGTTGGCCTGGAGCATTATGCTAAAGTGTTACAGGATAAAGGTTATGTGTATGAACAACACGTTTTTCCTCATGACGTTAGAGTTAGAGAGCTTGGATCAGGCAAGAGTCGTATTGAAACATTAGAAGGATTAGGCATCAGAGATATAGAGATAGCACCATCATTACTCATAGACGATGGCATACAATCAGTTAGAGCTATGCTAGATAAGTGTTGGTTTGATGCAGAGAAGTGTGAGAAGGGTATAGATGCAATAACAAACTACTCACGTGATTGGGATGACAATGGTAAAACATGGCGTATGAGACCATCTCATAACTGGGCATCACATGGCAGCGATTCATTTCGTTACCTGGCAATTGGTTATCAACCTTATAATGAGTCATGGGATAAACCTATTAGAAGAAATATGAAGGGAATTGTATGAAAGGTATATTGGCTAATATGTGGAATAACAAAGAGAGTGTAGTTGGTGGACTCTTTGATATGTTTGATGCACCTAAGAAAGAAGCAAAGCTAGGTGCAGACTTAGATTATGGTTTATTAGCTAGTAACTTTGCACCTGATATGAAAGAAACAGGCGAAGAAATAAAAACAAT